AAAAAAAAAAAAAAAGAGAAAAAGAAAAAATATTTCAATAATAAAATCAATAAATTATTATAATATTATAAATTAAGTATCAATGTCAATATTTAATTTTAAATATAATTTTTTAAAGCATATTTTTTTTTCATTCTTTTCTAATAATTTTAAATACATTTCTTTATAATCAATTTTAGAATCGTTATTTTCATTATTTTTATTGTTACAATTTTTTTTATGAAAGCTTAATGAAGATGCATGTTTGTATATTTTCCCACATGAACATGTATATTTTTTGTTTTTTTTTACATTTGTATTATTTGTAATATTTCCACTAGAAAGATTTTGATGTTTGTTTGTAAATAAGTGTACATTATAATTACTTAATTTACGACATCTAAAATTGCATGGTTCACAATAGTAATATTCAACCTCACCGTTATTATTTGGAATAATCATAAGATATATACATATTAATATTTAAATATTAATATCAATTTTATTAAAAATTTGAATATTATAAATCAGTATCAAGGTCAATATTTAATTTTAAATATAATTTTTTAAAGCATATTTTTTCTTTATTATTTTTTAATGCTTTTAAATATAATTCTTCATAATCAATATCAGAATTGTTATTTTCATTATTTTTATTGTTACATTTTTTTTTATGATTATGTAAGCTTTGTCTATGTTTATAAGTTTTTCCGCATTCACATGAATAATTTTGTATGATGTTTTTTTTATAATTGTCAGTATTTGTCATATTTTTATGCTTACGTGTTGCTAAATGCCTATTATAATCACTTAGTTTATAAGTTCTAAAATTACAATCTTCACAATAGTAATATTCAACCTCACCATTATTATTTGAAATAATCATAATATACTTTCCATAAAAAATATTTAAATATTAATATAAATTTTATTTAAAATTGATTATTAAAAATAAAGAAGTAAATATTAATATATACGTATGAAAAATAATGAAAATCAAATAAACGAAATTAAATATATTGATTTATGTTCTGGGATTGGTGGATTTAGAATTGCTTTAGAGAGTATAGATAATGTACATTCAACTTGTGTATTATCAGCAGACATTAAACAAGATGCTATAGATACATATAATTTAAACTTTAATGAAAATAATAAAATAACTGATATATATACATTAAAGAATGAAGATATAAAGCCATTTAATTTATTATGTGCTGGATTCCCATGTCAACCTTTTAGTTCAGCGGGTCAAAAAAAGGGATTTTCAGATAAAAGAGGAGGTATGATATTCAAAATTATTGATATATGTCAATATCATAACCCAAGATTTGTAGTATTAGAAAATGTATATAACTTAATGACACTTGATAAAGGTGATTGTATAAAAAAAATAAAAAAATTATTTGAGGATATTGGATATATTGTTAATTATAAAAAATTAAACTCATCTGATTTTGGTTGTGCTCAATCACGGGAAAGAGTTTATATTGTTTGTACAAAAGATAATATATTTAATTTTGAGGATATAAAATACAAACCGAAAGTTAATCTAAATAGTATAATTGATTATGCAAATAAAGATACCAAAATTAATTCAGCATTTTGTAAAAAAATATTACAACTTCATAAAGAATCCCCAATATTCGGATGTAAAATTGGAGACAAGCGTGGGGGTAAAAATAATATTCATTCTTGGGATATTGGTTATAATGGTACATTAAATAAAGATGAAAAAGAATTAATAAATAAAATTATGTTGAATAGAAGAAAAAAACATTGGGCAAAAAAAAAAAATATAGTATGGATGGATGGTATACCTCTTACATATGAAGATATAACAACATTTTATAAGCACGATAATTTGAAAGAAATGTTAAATAATTTAGTTAGTATGAAATATTTAAGAATTGAAAAACCCAAAGATTTAATAGATGGAAAAAGAGAATATAAAGAAGAATTACCAGAAGGTTATAATATATGTAAGGGTAAATTAAGTTTCCCTATTAGTAAAATATTAGATCCAAATGATATATCACCTACATTAACCGCAACAGATTCACATAAATTAGCTGTAATTATAAATGATAATACTATACGGAATCTTTCATCAACTGAAATGAAAAAAATATGCGGATTTCCTGATACATTTGTTGTTCCAGAACATGTTAATTATACAGATTTGTTTGGTAATATGGCAACTCCACCAGTTATTAAAGCAATATTTGAGGTTTTATTAAAGTAGTAAGTTATTTAAGGGTTTTATTATATTACTAAATTGTAATTTATAGAACTGATTATAAATATTAGTTATAGTTGCTTGTTTATCTTTTATTTTATTAGGGGTTTTATCTATTGCTTCGCATATTTTTTTAACGAAGATAATAGGTGTTTTATTTGTATTCATATCATTAAAACTGCACGGACGAATATTATACCACATTCCTTTTTTACATTGTAATGATATAGGATGTTTACCAGTATAATTTATTAGCTGCCATACATTACATAACTTAAAGTTTGTTATCGTTATAATTCCATCGTTCAAATTATATTTAAATATTAGATATTGTGTTTTATACATTTTTTTTTCAAGATTGTCTTCTAATTGAGAAATATAACTATTAAAGTTTGATATATCAAATCCAGGAGTATTAGTAAAACATTTTAACTCCCATTCCCATATCTTTGAATTATAGAAGTCAGGAGATGCTTGTTTAGGTCCTTTTTCAAATGTAGGAATATGTTTATGTATAAATGGATAAAGAATATCTTCCATACAATCTCCTATTATATTGCAATTATTTATTTCTCCTGAATACTTTTCATCATTTTGTAAAGTGATTGTAAAACCAATATTTATTTTAGAACCGATCAATGATTCACATATTTTTTTAATTTCTGGTGTATTAGGGTCAACCGACATGTTGTATGTTTAAGTATAAATAAATTATTAATTTAAATCAATTTTATATATAAATAAAAAATATATATAAACTTAATGTAATTTGCACCTACGTGGAGGGTTATCAATAGTATTATTATAATCAAGATTATCATTCTCTTGATTGGTACACTTTAAAATAGAAACAAATGCTGCAGACGCCCCACTTATAAATAAAATGGGTATAAAATGAATCATAATAATATAATATAAAATATTATTAAATACTTTACAAAATAATAAATTAATTTAAGTAAAGAGAAATAATATTACATAAAATATTTTTGAAGTAGTCTTTATTAAAAATTGAATTTTATTTTATAATTTGTATATTAATAATAAAATAATATGACTGGCATTATAATCCCAACAATAGAGTACACACGTGAATTAATTAATTCTAATTGTGATTTAGATTTTATATCAAAAATTGTATCAATTCTAGTTCCAGAAATTAGAGGAAAAGTATTAAATAAAATAATAGAAGATAAAATAAGAGAAAATAAGTTACCAGACATTGATCCTAAGCTTCTTGGTAAGGGTATACATAAGATACGAGATATGACTCCTGGTACTCTAAAAGAAGAGCCTACTATTAAGAAGAGATTATTGTATGAACTTAAATCACTTGAAGAATTGAAAATCAAATATGGCGTTAATGCTAATATATTTCATCAGCAAGAAGATATGATAGACTATGAAAAATCATACACAGAAGTTATTAGTCAAACTATAAAAGGGTTAAAAAATATATTTACAGACTTAAATATATACAATGAGACAAAAGAAACAAATGATATTCATGATAATATTACACTCCATCATTTGATAATAATAGATTGGAGTTAATTATAAAATAAAATATATATAAAATACATAATGATAAAATACGATGATATGATAATAACAACTTTAGTAATAGATTTATTTTTAGTTAATATCTATTATACAAATAAACTAAATAAATTTGATGAAAATAATATTTTATTTTTATTTTTTCTTCATTTTATTTTTATAATTTCATTGTTAAATAAATATGATTTAATTCTTCATATTATTCATATAATATATATAGTGCAAGTATATATAATTTCTTTATTTACTTCAAATATAAATATGATTTTACTATACGTTTTTGTAATTATGGTAATGCTTTTTTATTGGTATATAGATAATAAATGTCCATTAGGACGTTATGAAAGAATTACATGGTTGAATAAATTATTGATAGCATATAATGGAATATTTACTGCTATACCTTATATTGTTCTTATAATTTTAATTTATAAAATTTATAAAAAATCAATTTGAATTATTTTAAGTTGGGTAAACCAATATAATTATGTAATTGAATAGCTTTAATTTCAGGTATAGTTTCAGGTGGTAAAGTAAGAATAAATTCATCTAATGTTTTTTTATCAAGTGGTATATTTCTAGTAAGTTGATGTAATTTTTCATAAGCATCAATAGCGGAATGTTTACGTAATATAGTTTGTATAGCTTCAGATATAACAGACAAATTATTATTCAAGTCAATATTAATAATAGGAGGGTTAATTTGAATTTTATTTAAACCTTTAATAGTAGAAGAATATGATATCAATGAATAAGCAAGTATAGTTCCAATATTTCTTAAAATAGTACTATCAGTAAGATCTCTTTGTAATCTAGAAATAGATATTTTTCTAGTGATACCTTCAATTAAAGAGTTAGCAATACAAATATTTCCTTCACTATTTTCAAAATTAATAGGATTAACTTTTTGTGGCATAGTAGATGAACCAACTTCAGTAGATACGGTTTTTAATTTTAAATAACCCTTAGAAATATATAACCATGCATCAATATTAAGGTCATTAATAATACAATTAATAGTTTTGATTTGATTAAAAATATTGCATAGATTATCATAATTACTGATTTGTGTTGTAAATTGTTCACGTTGTAGACCAATATTATTAATAAAATTATCGGCAAATAGGTTCCAATTAATATTAGGATATGCAATATAATGAGCATTAAAGTTTCCAACAGCACCGCCAAATTTAGTAGTGAAAGGCATTTTATTTAATACTTTAATTTGTTCTTCTAAACGATATAAGAATACATGAAATTCTTTACCCATAGTAGTAGGAACAGCAGGTTGTCCATGTGTAAATGCTAGCATAGTAGTATTTTTAGATTTTTGAACAAAGGCTTTAATATAATAATTAATTTTATGCAATTCCGGTATAATAACATTATGAATAGCATCTTTTAAAGCTAAAATATTAGCACTAGTATTAATATCCTGGGATGTAATTCCAAAATGTATAAATGATATATATTTTTCAAAGCCAAGATGTTTAAATTGATCTCTTATAAAATATTCAATAGCTTTAATATCATGTTGTAAAGTTTGTTCATATTTTTTAATAATATGATAATCATCATTATTAAAATTTTCCCATATTTTCATAATGAGAGTAATTTCTAAAGAAGTAATATTAATATTAGGTAAAATATTAATGAGATTAATAAAATATTTCAACTCAACATATAAGCGATATTTAAAAAAACTAAATTCAGAAAAAAAAGAGGATAAATCTTTTGTAATGTTAGAATATCTTCCATCAATAGGAGAAATACAATTCATAATACATAATTATCATTAAATATTTAATAGATTTAATAATAATAATAATAAATTTAAGCGGACATTTCCATTTCAATCTTATTATGAGATTTATAATTTTCAATAACAAAATCTTCAAATTTGTAATCTTCAATATTAGTGTATTTATTACTAATTTTTAATGTTGGAAATTCATATGGCGTTCTATCAATTTGTTCTTTCAATGGTTTAATGTGATTACTATAAATATGTGCATTTCCAATAAAATGAATAAATTCTTTTGGTTTTAAATTACAATGATGAGCAAGTAGGTGTGTTAATAAAGAGTATGAAGCAATATTAAAAGGCACACCAAGACCGATATCTCCACTGCGTTGATATAGTATACAACTAAGTTCATCATTTTTACTAACATTAAATTGCATAAGTACATGACATGGTGGTAATGCCATTTCGTCAAGTTGACATGGATTCCATGCACTGAGAATAATACGCCTAGAATACTTTTCTTTTGGGTCTTTTAACATTTTAATAACATTATTTAATTGGTCAACTCCTTTATTACTATAGTCAGTATTGCAGTTGTTATAAGGTGCATTAAAATGTCTCCATTGATGTCCATAAACAGGTCCTAAGTCATCTTCTTCATAATTTAATCCTCTAGATTCTAAGAATTCTTTACTACCATTAGCATCCCAAATATGTACATTATTATTTTTTAAAATAGTGTTGCTGGTGGAACCACTAATAAACCATAATAATTCTTTAAGACAAGTTTTCCATGCAAGCTTTTTAGTAGTTAAAAAAGGAATAATATTTTCTTGAAGATTAAATCGCATTTGTGTTCCAAATATCATACGTGTGCCTCCGTTTCTCCCTTGAATATCTTCTCCATTAATAATAACATTAGTAATAAGTTGTAAGTATTGATATTCATCGTGAACCATATAAAGAAAAAAAGAAAAAAAAGAGTAAAATAAAACAAATAAAACAAATAAAACAAATAAATATTTAAAAATTAAAATGAATAAATTAATATATGAATTTAGATGAATTAGAAAGCATACGCTGCAAAATAGAAAAGATGCCGACGTTTCATCAAATAGAAGTATTAAAAATTTTTAATGAGTATAAAGAAGAAATAGTATTAAATGAAAATAGTAATGGTGTTTTTATAAATTTAACAGATTTAAGTAGTAATATATTAAATAAATTAACAGATTATATAGAATATTATAATCACCAAGAGAAAAGCATAAATTATTTTGAAGATAAGCAGCATGAGTTTAAAAGTACATTTTTTGAAAAAAATATTAAAGAGAAAACAACAGATAATGTAAAGAATGAACATGAACAACAAACACAAATCTCAATGTTTAACTAACAAATTAAATTTAAATTATATGTTAACAAGTAAAAAGTTAAGCTTGCTTGTTAAAAAGAAAGAGATAAATATATCAAGAAATAAAAAAGATTATATACATAAAAGTAATAAAAGGCATTTTATATCAGGTTATGATGATAAATTATTCTGGATATTTTATATTTTGGAAAATGGATTTGAAAAATATGAATTAATAGGTTCAAATCATTATCAAATAGAAAGAGATACAAAATTTAAATTAATAGAAAAAATAAAAGAGAAGAAGCAGATATTGAAAGAGCATAAATTTAAAAAAATAAAAGAGATGTGTGATGATTTAATAAATTTAAAAGAGATAACAATAAAAATATTTCATGCATTATGTATAATACATAATATAGGTTTCATTTATATAGAAAAGAATATATTTTATGAATATAAAACAGAAAGTAATGAATTGCCAGAAAATTTAATTTTTAAAATAAATGATATTTTTGGGTATGAAAAGAATTGTAATATAGATATAATAAATAACTACAAAGAAATAAAAATGGAAACAAATGATTATGAAAAGCCATTGAAATCATCAAATACGTATAAAATGGATGATATATTATTGATGGCAAAGAAATTTAATATAAATATGTTAGATGGAAATAAGAAAAAAACAAAGAATGATTTATATAATGAATTGTATAGATTAATTTATAATGAGGAAAAATGAAGAAAATAATTAAAATTGAAAAAATATTAAAATATAATGAGAAAGATATATATGAGTGATATGAATGATTTACTAAATAAATATTTAGGTGATTATGTACCGGATAATGTAAATAAAGAATTTGAAATTCGGTTTTCAACCTTAAATATGAAAAGAAGCATAACAAAAATAGATTTTGATAATGTTTGTAGTCGTTTAAAATCATTAAAATTTAATTGTGCAAATCCAAATGGTAATTATTATTTAAGAGTTCAAAATACTTACATGAATGCCCAAGGTAAAGAGATTTTATCAAATATAAGATTTGAATTAAATGGTTTACATATAATACGTGATTTTTGCTTATATGAAAATATAAATAGATTAATGGAAAATGAATCATTTGATGGTGAAATGGAAATAGTAAAAAAAGATAGAGTAAAGATGCCAAACGGAGAGCCATTAAAACATATAAATAATGATGATTATCAATTTAGAGCAGCATATCAACATGAATCAAAGATAAAAAAGAATAGCAATATAGTAAATAAAATAGTTCATAATTGGGATAATAGTAAAAAGCTATACAGATATATAAATCGTATAGAGTTGAAGCATGATGATTATCCAATATTATTTCATTTAAGTATTGTAAAATCAAATAAAAGAGAAAAAAATGGAAAAGGTCCAAAGTTGGCATACAGTTTACAAGAATCAAATTTATTTAACAACGCGGAAAGTTATGAAATAGAATTGGAGATAGATAATGCAAGATTAAATGAAGAAAGATGGAAGGATAGTAAGGTAATATTAGAAAGTTTAAAGAAATGCATAAAACAAGTATTATGTGGAATGCAAAAAACAAATTATCCAATAACATTGAATGAGAAAAAAAGTGTATTTGCTGAATATTTAGAAATAGTCTATGGAGAAGACCATAGTGAAAGATTAGATGTGAAGCATTTTATAGGTCCATCAAATTTAACTTTACAAAGAAAGAATATATTAGATAATGGTGATGATAATATAGCAAATATAAGAGTAAATTACAGTGTAACAGATAAAGCAGATGGTGAACGTTATTTATTATATATTTCAAGTGAAGGAAAGATTTACTTAATAGATATAAATATGAATTTAGTGTTTACAGGAAGTATAACAAAGAATAAAGATTACTTTAACAGTTTATTAGATGGTGAATACATAACACATGATAAATATGGTTTAAATATATCATTATTTGCATGTTTTGATATTTACTTTTTAAAAAAAGAAGATGTAAGAAAGCATATTTTTATAAATAATGAAATAGATTTAGATGGAAAAAAAGAAAAAATAACGAGACTATCATTATTAAAAGATGTAGTAGAAAACTTGAAACCAAAATCAATAACAAAAAATAAGAAAATATTAACGCATTTTATAATAGAAGTAAAGCATTTTGAAGTTTCAAATGATATATTTAAATCAACCAAAAATATTCATACAAGAATAAATGACCCAACTTTTATATATAATACAGATGGTTTTATTTATACTCCAATAGATAGACCATTACCAGAAAAAAAATATAAATTTACATGGGATAGAGTATTTAAGTGGAAACCACCAGAATTCAATACTATAGATTTTCTAGTAAGCGTAAATAAAGATGAACAAGGTGGTGATAAAATATCTTATTACTATAGTGATGGAAATGATGTTTCAAATGAGAATATTCCTCAATATAAAACATTAACACTTATGGTAGGTTTTAATCAAAGAGACCATGGATATATGAATCCTTGTGCAGATATAATAAATGATAATATAGTAAGAAATAAATTAGATTACAGTGAAAATTACAAAGCAACTCCATTTTATCCTACAAATCCGTATGATGATAAAGCTCATATTTGCAATATACAATTAAAAATAGATGAGAATAATGTATTGCAAATGTTTACGGAAGAAGGTGAAGTAATAGAAGATAATATGATAGTAGAATTCAAATATGATGTAGATGATAATTATATGTGGAGATGGAAACCATTAAGAGTTAGATATGATAAAACATCCCAGTTTAGAAATGG